GTTTGCTAATAATGGAACCACAAAATTCCATCCAATTGTATAATGATCATTTCCTTTCATGTCCCATTCGCTTGCTGTTGCTGCAACGTCAGTTCCATTTTTACGAAGCCAAATCGTTATCTCTGATGTTGTTGAATTTGTATGAATAACTTCAACACTAAACTGAATATTATATGTATTTGAATGCAAAACTTTTATTGATCCGGCTGTGCTACCTGATGTAATACCGTTTGATGCCAAATCATAACTATTCCATTTCATCACTCGCGGCGTATTTGCTGCCGGATTTGTTTGCGTTGTTGTGTCCCATGCTGACAGCCAATAAGATGCACCAATGTTTCCGATTTGATTCTCAATTGCATCAAACTGCTCTTGTATTGTCATTGTGGTGTTAATTCCTTCCAAAGTATCGAAATCTGCATCTGTTATCTCTGGATCTGTTTTTGTAAGAATATCTGTGTTTACTTCGTCTGCATTAATAGACGCTAAATTGGCCAGACTGTTATAGCCCAAGATTTCAAAGTTATTTAAGCTCATTATATATATATTATTTTTATTTTTTCTTCACTTTTATTATAATGCCGACTAAATTCAATAATTCGTTTATCATAAGAAATAAAAACATTGTCAGCGGGCTTCCGTCTTCTGATCCTGTTAAGCTCATAGAGCTTTTAGACAAAATTGGAGTAATTAAGAAATCACGAGCTAAAAAAGAATCAATTTCTAAGGCTATGGCTAAGACTGAAGCTAAAGCATTCGCAAAAGCTAAAGCTAAAGCGCTCGAATCTGGTGATCTTAAAGGTTATAGTATGATTGCCGCAGCTGAAAAAAAAGCAAAAAAAGAAGAAGCATACAAAGGTAAATATGGTGGTGGTGAGCCAATTATAGAAGAGCCGGCTGAACCATCTAACCGATTTCAATCAAGACCTACACAAAAAGTTACATTTCCACAGCCTCCTCCTCTTACATATGCACCAGCGGGTTCTATTGAATCAATACAAAACATGAACCGTCAAATTGAAAATGCTCGTAATGAATTGAAACTTCTTGAAGGATCAAATAATCCTCTAATTGAAGATATCAAAAATAAAACTGAGAATCAATTGGCTAGATTAACAGACAGAGCGGAAAAAATAGAAGAAAATGTTAACAAACTTGGTTTAAACACTGGTTATCTTTATGGCGCTCTTGGATCTATTCAGTCACAAAAATTTCGCGGTTCTGAAAAAGAAGAAGAAGAAAAAAATCCCAAAATGTATTCTGGTCTAACTCGAAAAATAGATCCTTTTGAAAATGTTAGACGACCAAATGATAACATTGACTTCGTTGAAAATGAACAACCAGATACAGAAGAACGGCCTATTACAAATCAGGGGAGCCAAGATATTCCAGAAAAATTATTAAATGTTGATGTATCTCCTGGGCCGGATGAGATCGTGGAAGATGAAGATATAGAACCTGGTATTCTTGTTAAAGAAACTCCAATTCAACAACTACAGCAAGAAACCACGCAATTCCAAAAAATTCCAAAAGACCTTCCAAGACTTTGGCATAGAAAAGTTACTAATAGTTTAGGTATTGAAAACCGACCATATGAAACCGCACCTACTACGGTGTTAAAAGACTATTTAAAAACATTATCTGAAAAAACTGGTATTACAGCTATGTATAATCTTAAAAATGAATTGCTTTGGGGACAAATAAATTCACAGTTATATTCATTATATGAGGGAAATGAATAATTTTTTTCTTATGTAAATAATAATGAAGAAAACTGATAGGATTGACGAAGTGTTAAAAGAACTTGAATATGGTTTTATTCCTTATGAGTTTATGTATACTTTAGAAAAACATTATAAAATTGACTGGACTGCACTTGTTTATAACGAATGGGATCATGTTGATTATTGGTGCGCTAAGCAGCCAGCTGGTCTTTTGGAACAATTTCCTGTTTTATTTAGCTTTGTTGAAAATATTGCAAAACAAAAAAAGGGAATGACTCCTTTAATGGAACTCGAAGAAAGAAAAAATTCTTTGGATAAAGTATAAAATGATTCACAATGGTTATCCAAATCAAAAAATTGGCAGAGGTCCTACTTTCTCAATGTATGACGATATTAATCGCGGTTCCAGTAGTCTTATTCGCGGGGCTGAGCGTATTGGAAAGGAATATGTCGTCCCTGCTGCAAAATACGCCGGAAAGCAATTGCTCAAAACAACAACTGCCCCATTGCCAACGATCGGAGCAGGACTTGGACTCACTGCCGGAACTCTTGCTTCAGTAGCTGCAGGAAATCCAGAATTGTTACCTTACTTAGGCAGTGCTGGCGGGTTAGCTGGAAAATATGCCGGAAAGTGGGCACAAGGTAAAATTAACAAAGCCATCGATAAGCTTTAAGTTCTTTTTTTTTAAAATTATTTATTTTAAATTTTAAAAAATTATACAGATGTTTATTCGTCAACTCCGACGATCGTAAAAGTCATTGTTCCTCTTAAATATTGTGATGTTACTGCTGTTGTAGGATCTGCTAAGTTATTAACATAAAATCTTAGATCCACTTTGTCACTGCTCTTATAAAATGTAGTTGAATGGGTATTTCCGTATGACACTGATGGAGATGCTGATGTAAATCCGGAGTTTACTTGCACTGCTCCAATATTCCATACTTGATTTGTACTCTGCGGATTATTTGATGCTACCTGTGGATTCAATTGTAAGCCCTCACAGTTTAAATCCAAAAACCATTCAGTCGTTGAAACCGTTGTTACGTAATTGCACATACCTGTAAAAAATATGTTAAACTTTTCATATTTGTTCCAAAAGCTTTCACATGCTTGACGTAGATCAATATTTTTTATTGTGATGTCTGTCCAGTTTGCGTCTCTTATTCCGGTGTCTGTCATTGTTGTAGTAAGATCTGCTGAGCTTATTGAAAGCAATGCTTTTTCTGGATTTAAACCGCGCTTTACTGGTCTCACAAAAAAAGGCCAGTATGCAATTCTTGTTCCAGATGTTGGTAATGCTGAGTTTAATCCGCTATTGTCAAAATTTCTTACTTGTAACTGAATATTTACAAGATCACCAGACTTTTTAAATTGTACTGGACTATAGAATGATGTAAAATCGTTTAAATGACTTGATCCACTTGTGGGGCCCTGTAAAAGACCAACTATTGCTCCAACGCTTGAATATGTATTTCCCTGTTTTGAATAATTATTAACCCAATTAAAGCCAGACATTTGAAGCGGCATTGGTATTCCGTCTGAAGTTGCTCCACCGTATCCCTGGTTTGTATAACCTGCCATTACTATTTCAAAATCTTCATACTTATCCCAAAACTCTCGACAAACGTCTCTCATATTAAAACCATAATACGTATATGTTCTAGCCGAGTCGGTTACAACTTTTGACGGCCATTGGATCGGATTATTTGTTGGATTCGTGTAAAAGCCCATGTATCCAATTTCATTCTGATTATTTTCTGCTGGCTGGATATTAAATGTAAAAATTTGATCTGGCATTGAAGTTAATGCACCCGGTGCTACGGTTGGATTTGCTATGTTTGTGGCTAGTGTCGTAACATTAAATTCCAAGTCTACAATTCTCTGTCCTTTTCTGAAGTTAAAGCAGTAATGGGATGTAACTGGAATTACTGATCTTGACGCATTTGATCCGTTAATGCTACAAATTGGTATATAAACTTGACTTGAACCGAATTTCTCATCATAACAATTTACCCAGTCTAAACCTTTTAAATTTATTTGTAAGTTATAAGCCTGTGATCCGGTATTTCCAACTGAGGCAGCATATCTTACACTTTGTAAACGAATAGCAAATTTTTCATATTTGTTCCACATCTCTCCCATAACTGATTTAAGATCTATGTTTCTAAAAACATAAGTTGTTTTTGTTGCGTTTATGTTGGACGTGCCTGCTAAAACATAAGTGTCTAATTCCAAAAAAGCGGTGTCTGTTTGCATTATATTATACATGATATTATTTTTCTGAAACCCCAACAACAATAAAAGTTATTGTCCAGTTATCATATATATTTATAGAAGGAAATTGTGTCGCGTTACCAACTGTAAACGATAGCGTAACGTTTTCACTTTCAGGCTTTCTAAATGTATTAGTGGCGCTCATGTTGTCAAATAAGTTACCACTTGCCGCTAGTGTAGTACTTGCTTCTGCAATTCCACACCCACCAATTCCATAGCGGTTTATTGACGTCGTAGATGAGGGACCTACTGCAACAGAGTTTATAAATTGCAACCCTTCCATTATTAAATATGTTTGTCTTTGATCTCCATTAAATGAACCACTTGCTGGCTGACCAAATGCCCACGTTGTCATTATCAAATTAAATTTGTCATATTTATCCCAAAGGGTACCTAATATGTGTCGCATGTTTATGTTTGTAAATGAAAACGATCTGTATCCTGCAGACATTGTTCCGAAGTTATTAGTTGACCCTGCTTGTAATGACTGTGTTGAAAGTGTAAAGTTTCTTTGTTCCAAAGTATAAAATGTGTTAAACGGATTTTTGTACAATGGATTGTATTTTTCCAAACCTTGAAACGTAAAAAAGTATGATCCATATGTAGACGTTCCATTGGCTCCAGTAACGGGTTCCCAGTAAATTGTTAATGGAATTCTATTGTCTGCTGGTTTCGTTATAATATATTGATATGTTCCAGCATATGAGTCCCATATTCGGTTTGCTGCTTCAGTTGCATAAGGTACGGTTATTGTTGAAACTAAAGCTGAGTTCCCTTGCATTGCTCCGGCTTTGCTTGTTTGAATAATATTTAAACCATCTATGTAGTTATATGTTACTGCGTTAATACGTGCAAAAAATGTTAATTGCATTTGAAAATATTCATATTTTGACCACAAAGTTTCTCCTAAAACATCTCTCATATTTACAAACCAAGTATAAGAGGTTTGTGCAGCATTTTTCACACCGATCGACGTGGTTGTGGTTGTTATCGTATTTTCATACAGCCATAGTTTTGCGACTTCTTTGTTCATCGTATGTATTTATAATAAATATGATGATAATAATTTTTTGCATTGTTTTACATGTTTATTTAAAATCTGGTAAAAGCAACGCCATCCTGGCAAATCAACACGCAATCATAATTTGCAAATGCAGTATAATAACAAACTGCAGCACTACCTAAACCGGAGTGAATAGGCTGGAAAAAGATGTCGCTAGTACTAGTATTCATACCAGCGAAAATCTTAGACTTGTCAGCATTCTGGTAGGTTTCAAGATCAATACCAACTAAGAAAGAACCGGAGTTTCTAGTTACGGCTCTGTTATAAGAGTCAATAATAGTTCCAGTATATGGAATTGCGTAAGAATCCGAGTCAACAGCAGGTTGAAAAGAAATATCCGCAATTGAACCGAAGCATTTGCATGCCTCAGTAAACCAATCTGAAAATGTAGTAGGGGCGGACGAAGGAAGAACCTCAGATCCAATTCTAAACTGGTAAGAAGACAAGTTGTAAGAAGTAGAGGAAACGGGATAATAATCAGCTTGGCCAGGGGTTATTCTCTGGTTCACAACAATAGATTTCAATGAACTAAACTTGGCTGGAATAGGCATAGAAACAGTTGTTTGAGAAGTACCAAGAGTAGTACTATAAGTGTAAGATCTCCAGTCAGGGAAAACCATTTGAATAGGGCCGGATGCTTCTGATCTAATAGCAGAAATTGCAGCGTCGTTCAACTCTAAAAACTCACCAATAAACTCAACGTTAAAAAGATTAAAGGCTCCGTTTGTTGGAACAGCACCAGAAGGAGATATGCACATAGCGTTAATAATAGAAGGCTGCAACACAAGCTCAACACGAAGGGGAGCGGATGTCATTTCCCAAAGAGGTAAATATTTACCTCCAGCCAAAGCACCAACAAGGGAGATCAAGTTAATGCAAAAGCTATCAGTAACTGAAGTGCCACCAGGTAAACCAGAACTTGCAGTGGCTGCAGCCGGGGCAACGTACGCTTTTCCTCTGTTTGTAGGTTTAACAATTAAACCATTACTTTGGGCATCGGCGTAAGCTGTTCCAATTACAGTACCAGTATATTCGTTATTTGTTCCAGAAGTCACAGAGTATCTACCTTGAGTAGAATCAAGGGGCATTTGATAATCGTACAAAACCTTAGCAAGTTGGTGATACTCTTGGATGTCCTGTAACAAGTTAGATCCATGGAAAACTCTGAGACGATTGATCCAGCCGTGGTGCCCACAACTTTCTAAATTTGCAGCTACTGCAGCAGTTGCACCAGTTGTAAAAGAAACAGAGCCTTTCAACATAGATTCAGAGGGAATCAAAGCAGTATTATTTCTAGTAGGGATATTGATAATAATAGTATTATTAGCACCATAACCAGAAGCAGAAGTTCCTTGTCCATTTTGGGGTTGGATGTTTGTGCGATAGCGACGAGCGGGAGCGGCTTCGGCCTGGGCCTGATATTTCAAATTTGCGGGAATCATTTTATGAAATATGTAAAGATAAAAAAAATAATGAAATAAAAAATAAATCAGTATTTTTCTAAATGTTTATGCATAGCCCCCAAGATTCCATCCAGAGCCTTGCTTCATTGGTCTTTTAAGTGATCGTTCAAGACCACCCATTTTTTTATTTTCAGCTAGACGTTGAGTTGCAACGACTAAACTGGGTAAACCGCCTAGAGGGTTTCGAAATCCGAGCATTTGACCATTTAATGGCTTTTTATGGCCTATCATGTCCTTTCCTAAACTTTTTCTATGTCCGAGCATTTGATCTATAATGAGAATATATTTTTTAAAACAATTAAGTAAATCCAACAATATCTATTTGTAAAGTCATTTGATAGTTAACTCCGTTCATGTTTATTAAATTATTTTGATTGTCTAAAAGTTTGACGCGAATACTTTGCATTTTACAGCAAAACATATTTATACGGAAATTGTTTGTATTTGTGTAGTTGATCATTCCATAGGGCTGAGTTACGACTGGAATGGTTGCTAAAATGTTCTGGTTCAGTTTTTGAGCTACATTGATATTATATGTTGGCATGTCAATGTCTACATTTACCGCTCTTATCTGGTTTAAGTTAACACAGTGTTCGCTTGTTAATGTTCTGCTTGTACTTGTTGTGTTATTACTTTCGCTAAAGCCAAGGGCGTGGTTCAAAGTTCCGGTTGATAGAACTGTAAACTCATACGTTGTATTTGTGATTGTGATCTTATTTGTTATTGGATTATACACAATGTTAAACAAACCTCCAAGATCTGCCTTAAGTGCGGTTATCATTTGTGTTATGTTATAATTTCCTGGCTGAACTGTACACGTATATGGTGTTGAATTTGATGTTATTTGAAACACATTATTGCTACTGTTTATCGAGTAAAATGAATATGGTATTACTGCATTTTGTAAAGATAAGTAAATCATGTGGCCATCTGGGATATCTATCTGTGGAAATGTGTACACGCAAATGCCTGTATCTCCTGTTGGCTTTTGATCTGCATACCTCGAGTTAAGGTATATTTGTATGCTGTCTGTTCTTGAGTTTTGCATCTTGTTTTATATCAATATTATATTTTATCATTTTCAACTATGTTAAGCCGGTTAAAGTTTTTGTAAATTTTATTTTCAAATGCATCTATGTCTAAATGTTGATATGGTTCGGAAAAGCAATAGTCAAATATTTTTTTCGCATCATCTTCTTTCATTTGCAAAATCTCTTTTCTGATCGTCTCCCATTCTTCGCTATTTCGTGGGCGGAACACGGTTGCGTATGTGATTTGTTTTCGTAATATCTTCGGCATGTAAAGGTAACTTTGTAGAGTGAAAATAAACGCAGTGTTCAAATGACGGGCCTTGATCAGCATTGAGTTGAGTGCTTTTTGAATTCCCTTATCTTTCAAGTCATTCGCAAAGTCATCTATGATAACGCAATTATATTCCTGCTCGTCTTCCGTGTCGTTCTTTCTCTCTATCAGTTCATCTTTCAATTCTGACAAACCTTCGATGGTTAGCTCATTAAAAACTTTATCATGATCTGCAAATGGATGGGCTTCGACGGACGAGAAGGATGCTGTCGGGCAAAAATAATAAACGTGATGAAACTTCTTACGGTAAGCACCTCCTTGTTTAAATTGATTGAGCAGTAATGACGTCTTGCCCGAACCTCCTGACCCTACCATCAAATAGATCATGCCGTTACGTCTGCTTATACCGTCTGGAATATTGGGCACGTATATGTCCATAACTTCTTTGATCGGCTTGTGTTTTTTTATACCATTATTGGTCTCCTCCTTAATGTCAATGATCGGCATTTTTATATTGACACAATATTTTATTTTGAGCTGTTTAATTAAGCAAACCAAAAAATATTTTCTTTACGTATAGTATAATATGCAAAATAACAAAGACGAGACGATGGATGAGGAGGATGACGGCAAGCTTACTATTCAAAAGAAAGCCCGTACAGACGCACAAAGACAAGCTACTGAAAAGATGCGATCTGCTCTCAAAGCTAAACATGACGCTAAGCCTCCAGTTTCTAAGCTTTCAAAACTCGAGGAGAAAAAGATTATGTTAAAGGCTCTTAAAGACAAGCTGAATAATGCTCCTCCTGTTGACGATGAAGAGGCAACTGAGGAGCAAGAGGCGCCAACCATTGCGCCACCTAAGAAATCCACACCTATTAAGCAGCAAGTTGTTGAGGATGATGAAGAAGAATATGATGAGCCTGCACCACCAAAAGCTCAGAAAAAATTAGCACCAGCTAACAAAAAGAAAAAGGTTATTTATGAAGAACCAGATGATGATTCAGAAGAGGAAGTGATAGTGATCAAAAAACAAAAAAAGAAGAAAACAAAGAAAACTATCATTATCGAAGATAGCGACTCCGAAGAGGAAGAAGCACCCGCTCCACCTGTTAAAAGCACTAAGCCTACGCAATTAAAAAACCAAAGATTATTTACTGTTGCACAACAGCCGCAAGCACCTCGCTATTACTTTGACTCATAATCAAATTATTATTTTTGTGTTTTATAAAATATTTGTAAAATATAAAATGGAACCCGAATATGCGTATGCCAAATATTGCTCTATTCAAAAATGTGGAATCTGTTCCCGCTATTGTGAGGACTTGAAAAACATTGTTATTATTTCTCATCGACAATACTGCCGTTCATGTATGGATCAGTTATGGGAATGTTTAGACAAGCGAACCCGCTACCGATTGCTCGATCATTTTGTCCAGAGTCAAAAGAAAATTATTTTTTAAAATTTTATTATCTATTATCGTAACAAATAATAAAATCAAATTATACCTTGGCATAACTTGCCGCCACATGGTTGCACAATAGATCAAACTTCGGCTGTTTAATTAAGTTGCAAGAATTCAAGAATTTTATTCAAAAGAGAGAAAAAGTAGCAGCCTTGGTTTTTTCAAAATTTTGGATCAAAAGTGTAAGCAATTTTTTCCTTACACTCTTTTTTAAATTCCCTACACCACAGCATATTTTCTTTCTTTTTATTTATTCTATATTTTTATTATCTATTCTAATAAGAAAATAATAAATAAATAATAAATAAATAAGATGATAAAGTAAAAGTGTAAGGAATGTAAGGAGTGTAAGCAATTTTTCAAATTTATAAAAAAAATAAAAAAAATAAAAAAAATAAAAAATAACTACCAATTCAAAATATGATCCTACACTCATACAAAAATTGCAACAATTGAAAACCAAGAATATCTACTGTGATAGTTTATGGTAAGAGAAAAAAGAAACAAAAAAAAATAAAAAGTGTATGCAAAAAATGAAAGCAAATTTTGCCAACACATTGCTGCCTACACTGGATCTATTTGCGCAGACCTTGCTAGCGAATTGCTTACACCACACCATAATATCGTCAGTGTAAGCAATTTATTTTTTAAAAATATTTTTTCAGTGTAGTGTAAGCAAATTGAACTATTTTAGGTAAAAATTTCATAAAATTTTCTTTGCTTATATAAAACATGGAACGCACTTTAACACCAGCTGAGAAGCATTATCAGAATCATCTCAGAAACGTGAGTAACTATCAGAAACGAAATCCTGAAAAAATGAGAGAAAAATGCAAGAAGTATTTAGACAGATTGAAAGAAGATCCAGAAAAATACAAAGAATACCAGCAACAAAAGCGACAATATTATTTAAATAAAAAAGAAAAGAGAGAAAGCGCCGATCAAAAAATCGAAAATATTTAGAAGAAATAAAATTTTATTATTATTTTATTTTTTAGTTTAAAGACAAATTATTTTCTATACTTATATAAAAAACATGCCAGAATTAACTTCCGATCAGATTTCTCAAAAGCGCTCCGACGCATCTGCCTTCCTTTCCGAATGCTCCTCCAATGGGATGCAAATGGTTAGCTTAGATAACTTTATTAGTAATCATTTTACTTTAGACGGTTATACAACTGTTCTTCCTGTTAAAGATTACAAGGACAAAAATGGTACCACTCAAAAGGCTGGAACTAAAAGCAGTCTTACTTTAGAACAAATCCGTGATGTCAAGTTAAACGGATCTTGTGTTGATCAAAAAGGTGAAGAATGGAGAATTAAACCAAGTAATGCAAACAACCCAGAATATTGGGAGTTTCGTCCTTGCTTTGGTCATAACTTGAATGGCGAGCGTGAACAAATGATGATCATTGATGTAGATGGTATTGAATCTAATGGAGACGTTAACTTGCAAGAGTTGTTTACTGGAGAGTATTTACCTGACGATTTATTTAGATCATCTTTTTTCTTGTCTCGTCAGAAGTGCCTCCCCCACTTTATTTTTTATGTTACTGGATTACCCGACAATGTTGAAATAAAGAATTATGTTGACTGTTTAAACTTTGGTAAAGGTGATATTTTGTTGAACCATGCTTGGGAAAGATGTGATTCTGAGTTTTTCAAAGTTTACCAATATGAAAATGATCTCATTAAAATCAATTGGGAGACAGTTAAAACATGGATTGATCCTGAGTCTGAAAATGGCAAGAAACTTCTTGGTTTGAAGAAAGTTCGCACTGTGAAAAAGCAGGTTGTTCAAGAAGATCAAGAAACCGAATCTGTTACAGCTGTTAACAATGAGACACTTGATAACATTAAAGCTTTGGTTAACGCAATTTTACAAAAGAAGCCCGACTCATTTGATGATTATCAGGCTTGGAGTCAACTTGGCTTTGTTATTTTTAATGAAACCAGCGGATCTTCTGAAGGAGGAGATCTTTTTGTAGAGTTAAGCCAGAATTTTAAGAGTGATAGTGGTAAGAAACACACACCAACAACAGTTTGCGCTCAATATTTCAAAGCTCAACCAAGCCGCAAGAAGGAAGACAAATTAACAATTGCAACTTTGTTTAAAATGCTTTCTGATGTTGATCCTGACAATAAGCTGTTAAATGTTTACATTGATCAAAATATCACATCTGGTAAGCTTTCAATTTCTGAAATTCGAAGATCAAAAGTGTATAAAGATTACCGTAAAGAATTTGAGGTTAACAATTTTAAATTGAATAACCCAGTTTGTTACATTGAAATAGATCATGATGCCGAAAGAGGCCAAACACTTATTTTTAGAGATGAGAAACATTTGCTCTTACGTTTTTGCGATGTAAAAGGAATGCCAAAATTTAAAGTAAAAAATGATAAAAAAGAAATGTCTTTTATAGGTATTTGGATTGATGATGAGGATAAACGTAAATACTCTAAAATTGTCTTTGATCCTGCTAACAAACAAATGGAAGCAGGAGAAACCGCACAATATAACGCGTTTACAGGATTTCCTTGTGATGATAACACAACAATTCCAATTAAAGAGCAAGATAGTGATTTTATCAAACTAATGAAACACCTATTTACATCTGAAAAAGAATTCGAATATATGAAATGCTGGATTGCTCACATTATTCAACAACCAAACAAGAAGACCTTAGTAGCTCCAGTGTTATTTTCAAATGCGCAAGGAACTGGTAAGAATTCGTTTGTTGACGGAATAATCGCACTGCTTGGAAGTACTAACTGTGGACAATTAACAACAATTGAAGATATTACAAAAAATTTTAATGCACATCTTTGCAACAAGTTATTTATTTATGGTGATGAGATTAATGCAAATGCCAAAAAAGTAGCTGATCTTTTAAAAGCAGTTATTTCACGACCTGAGCAAAACTTAGAAAAAAAAATGGTTGACCCGATAAAGGTTAAGGATTACTCAAATTACATATTTACAACCAATAACGAAAATAATTTTAAAATTGAAATTGGAGACCGTCGTTTGTATTTGGTTCATTGCAGCGAAAAATCACAAACAGAGATTTCAAAAGCGTCTTATGCTGAAATTGGCGATCAAAGCAAGGTCAAACAATTGTTTGCATTTTTTAAGAATTATCAACAAAGCGAGGAGAGCATAAAGCAATTTGGTAAATTTAATGTTGGTTCTGATCGAGCAATGGAAACAGAATACAAAAAGAATTTAATGTTTGAGCATCGTCCTGCTTATATTCAAATGCTATTCAAGTGCCCGAATGATTTCGTTGGACAAAAAATTTCAAGTACTGAAATGCATGAGAAAGCAACACAATACGCAAAAGCCCATTATTTATCAAGCAACTTTACCAGTCAAGAATCTGCTAAGAATATCAAGAAGCTACTTGAACCATTTTACAAGCGTGGAAATACTGGTGTGTTTTATAAATTTCCTGAGACCAGAACTGATCTACTCAAAGAATTGTACAGAGTTGAAGAAGGATATTATAGATACATTTTTCAGTTGGATGATGGTTTCGTTCCTGAATTTAAGCCCGAGCCTTTGCCAAAGTACAGAGGTCATTTAACAGATACCGAGTGCGAGTCTGAGACAGATTAAAACAAAAGAAAATAATTAAATATTCAAAAAAATATTTTATTATTTGTGTAATATAAAACAGAGATCAAACCAATGCCATCAAAACAGACATGGAGTGAATTTGCGAAAGAATACGCAGAAAAGAACGGAATGACGCACGAGGAAGCGATGCAGCACCCAAAAGTAAAGCTTGCATATTTGAATTATGCAGCGGTAAGAGTGTTAAAATAATAAAATACTTGTAAAAAATATTGTATCATTTGAGATCTAAATAAGACGGTCTTCCAAGGGCAGAGCCCGAGGCTCTTGAGCAGCTAAACGTTTCATGAAAGTAATGTGATTTTGAAGTTCTCTCTTTTTGCCACACTTAAGGCAATGATATCGCTTCTCATAATCGTTATGGATTGGCCTCACCTTGCGGCCACAAAGTCCACAAATAATATTTTTGCACCGTTCTTTTGATTGTTCGTAATTCATCTTAAACTAACAAGATAAAATAAAATGTCTTTAAGTAGGAATTAAATATTATTATATTTTAAATGTCGGATGTAAATGATCAAAAAATAACAGACTTAAGGCAATATTACCGCGAGTATTATCAGAAAAACAAAGCGCGAATTCTTGAGAAGCAGAGGCTCTGGAGAGAACATAACCGTGCGAATTCCAAGCCGATGGGAGCTCTTATGCGAAAGCGTGAAAAAATAAAGAAAGCACATGATAAATTAACCAAACGATCCACTGAATTTAAAGAAAGTTTCAAAGAAAATAATCTTTAACAATTGTATAGAGCGAAAAACCTAGTTGCATTCAGTCCCCTCCCATTTTGTTGTATTTTATCAATATTTGTTTAAAAAAAAATAAATATTGAGAACCTTATTCTTTGTCGTGTATTTTGATGTAGACTTTACTTTGTTCAGCGCTGCTACCCATATCTTCCATTTCATTAGCCATTTTTTGATTTGCGATCATAAGATCCTTATATTTAGTCGTAAGATAAAAGTGACGGAGCGAGTTGACAGATTTCTTACCACCAAAGATATCATTAAGACGCTGATTCAATGTCACATTGCTGAGCGGTTCCAATTTCGAATTGAAAAACAGGGAATCAATTTCAGAAGGAATAATGCTGACCCATTTTGATAAGATCTTTTTGAGCGCTGGAGGGATTGCCAGCTCCTGAGTCCCCTTGAACTTGGCCGTTTTGAATTTGTTGAAAACAAACTTATTCTTTTTCAGATCGATATAGTTATCGGTTTCCTTGTTGTAGTTTTTGTAAAGCATCTCAACGTAATCGAGAGCTCTTCTAGGAACGACGTGTCCATAATAAAGAGAGAACAAAACATAATTTTGTATTTCCATGTAGTCGGGAACACGGTAGCTTTTCTTTTTCCAAATGTGCTCAGCAGATGCTTTCAGCTTGGCGAGGATCCCATCAATTTCTTCTTGTGTGATAGCAGAGTTTTCCAGCTTGGTAGTAAGCTCTTGCTTGTTAACTTCACGGTTGTATTCATTGATGTCACCCAACATCATCTCCTTGTACTTCTTTTGTTCGGGTTCAATTGCAACAAGCGCAGCCAAATAAGTCTTACGAACATTAAATGGTTTGGCCGATAGCCATTCTGTGATCTTATCAGCTTTGCCAAAGTTGCGCATGTCTATATTTTTGGTATCACCAAAAACGTTCTTGTAAATGGATCGCAAAAGCGAGTTATAAGTTTTACAACTGCTCTCACTAATCTCAGGCTTGGCTTCTTTTATGTACTCGCAAAAATTCATTTTATAATAAAGGCAAAGAAAAAAAATAAAGTAATTGCTTAAATTAACTTAAAAAGAATCCGATATTTAAATGTTTGGTTGGTTAATTAAGCTTATAACTAAGAAAATCGATCAAAAAGTTAAGTATAGGCTTAGTTAAAACGTTTTAATTCATCCTATAACTAAGTTTTTCATGCAAATAGTTAGTTATATGCTTAATTAACCAACTATTCGAGAGAAAGAACAGGTTATGCTCTTATTCTATGAACTTCGGTAAGTTTCTTCCACCCCGTATCCGCTGCTTAAGTTCAGACTGCTGCCGCAATCTCTGCACTGGGATCTCTTGGAATGTTGATGGTGTCTTGTCGTTTATTCTTATCGTTGGCCTGTAGAGTGGATATGCATTTGCGTCAGTGACTCCGATCAATGGATTCACATCTCGCCACCCCTCGCGGAACCATCGCTGCAAATTGCGCGGCTTGTTATCATCTATGTAGGTACCACCTAGGCGTTTGTATTCTTTCACAATTGCACCACTCGAGTAAGCGCTGCTTTTCGGGTAGCTTCTCATTACTTTCTCTCTTGCTTGTCTGTACAGATCAGGATTTGCAGGTGTTGGCATATTGTATTATTATAAAGTAATACAATATTTTATCTCTTAACGCGTAACAAAGTCACTACTCTCAAATGGCTCGGGAGCAAAGTAGGCTCCTACATCTTTCCCAGTTTTACGCGATTCACTTAACGCAATTGCAATCCTTTGCTTCTGTGCTGTCTTTTTTGTTAGACCTCTGTTGCTAAAGCACTTACCTGCTTGATCACAAACTTTAAAACGATTCCCAACGGGCTTAATAAAATATGGCATCTTTATATTACCAGAGAAGAGAATTTGCCCAGTACCCTCCAGATTTGCTATTCAAATCTTTGGCATGCCGGATCTTGTAAAGTCGGCGTCTCTCGTTAGCAAATCGCTCCCCACTTTCGGCTAAATGTGTCGGATAATCTTTGAACCGATTGTCACCAACGGACGCTATTATTTTATTATCTTTGATCACATCAATTTTTTTATTTTTCTTTGATGATGGCTTGATCTCAACGCCCAACTTTTTCGCTTGTTTAAATGAGTAATCTTTTATTTCGTACACCATTTATTATTACGCAAGAAATAAAAAATAAATACAGTATGCAGCCCACTTATAAATTCCCATTTTTGCAATCAACAACTGAACAAACCCAATCTGATCTAAATTTGTTAAAGTATTTATTACGAGCATTGTATGCTTTGGAATTCTCATTTCTCTCATCACTCCATTTATAAAATTTGATTGTAAGTAACTTAACGCCCAATCACGAATTACAGCACCTTTTTTTTGACCCAATCAACAACGCACGCAGTCATCACCTGCCACATTGGATATTTTACAATATGACCATTGTCATGCAAATACTCGATGTTTTTATCTATTGAGCTGAGGTCAGCTGGGTTCATTTGACCAAATAAAGAAACAATTATTTGAATAGCTAAACCTTTCTTGTCAATTTTTAACTTATCCTTTTTACCTTTGTTATCGATCGAATGCTCCAACATGCAGCAAATCAATGTCAAGAGCTCCATATTAAATTTGTCCTTGCGAACTTCGGCTGGCATAGAGGTGATTTTGTCTAAAATACGCTGATGCGTTTTAGCTATCTTCGCCTCTTTCCATAGCTGATTTTTTGGCATAATGTAACTGAAAGATGACATTTTTATAGTTTATTTCAATATTTTTTTTTATTCGTCAAAACAAGTTATGCTATTCTAGTGATCTTATAATTTCCAGATACTGTTACGGTTCTTGTACTAGACGTAATAGCAACCGCATTTATGTAAAGAGCTTTTGTATCTGACGCAACCAAATGGTATATTCCACTGAAACTAAAGGTTTGTCTATCACTAGCTAAAGCTGCCACATCATCAAGTTGTTCAAAATACGAAAATCCGGGGGCGCATGGTGTTGCGCTTGCGTTATTTTCACTCAAAACTATTCTTTTCTCTGCGATTGTATCACTGCCTGTATTCAAAGTAAATTTTGCATCAAACTGTATCATCCATGCGCCCTTATTTGGTATTGTCATTAAACCTACTTGGGCCGGGGTTGTTGTATCACTTGCTGTACCTGAATATGATGATCCTGTGTTTATTGAGTTTGTATAACCCAATGTTTTATTTGTTGTTGTGTAAAGAGTTGAGGATGGCGTAAAATTCAGATCTATCCTTGTCTCAAAACTTACGTTCACACCACATTTTAAAGTTAGCTTATCTGACAGCGATTGCAATATGTTGTTAGAATTTGTATAATCATGCACTATACGCAAATTTTTGTCACTTGTTATAAATTGGCCAAACTCACAAATATTATCAGTTGTGCTCTCAAAAAAGATTTTATTTTTACTTTGAAATATTGTTGATGCACCTGAAACGTTAAAATATAAGTTTCCGCCAGTAATTGTATATGTCATACTATCGCATGTAAATGAACCCGCATCTGTTGCAATAATGTTTATATTTTTGGCACTATTAAATTCAAGACTATTATATGATGTAATAACATTCCAGTTATATAAAAGTGAATAAGGCTGATGTTGATAGCTCATTGTTAAATTATTTGCTGGATCGTAAATGTTCATTGTTGTATTGTTTCCACCAGTTGTTTGCTTCAAATTTAAAACGTCGTCTGTTACCTTACCTTGAACAAGTATGTTTTGTTGAACATCTATTGGATTATCTGACTTGATTGTTAAGTTTGCAGAATCTAGCAGCAAATCACCAGTTGGTTTTATGTCTATGTTTACGGCTTCTAGCAATGTATCACCAGCAGAATCGATCAGGATGTCGTTTGTTGAAGTCATTCGCAAATCTGTTCCAGTGCTTTCCACCACGTTAAATTCTTGGCCGCCGTCATTGTAATATTTTACTTTGAGTGTGTTTGCATTTGCCAAATTTGTGATTGATAATGCTGCGCTAGTTGGAGATGGGCCTTTTACAATTTCAAGCGCGTCAAGCCCATCATGTACCACCTTTGTTTTATTATTCAATAAAATATTATTACCCGGAGCACTTATGTTCATATCTCCATATGCAGAAACAAGAGTCAGCGTGTCACCTTGCACATTTTGATCAACGCTAGAAATTAAATATGATGTACCTCCTGCCACGCCTAAAGTTACGTTATTGGTTAGCTCGTCTGTTAATGTTAGCTCTGATTTTGGCCCACCATTTATTTTCACTTGGGCATCGTCATCGTTTAAAACATTTATATTCAATGGTGCGGTTGCCTTTGTAATCTCTCCAGTAACTATCACGTGATTCAGTGTTGAATTATTGTTTACAGTCAAATCATTCGGGACCGTTAAATCTGTCCATGTGATAG